GCGTACACCGACATTTCAGCAAACCTAAAGCCCAGCGGTGAACTGCCAATGCATCTACAGCTGCAGCACAAAATTCAAGGTGAAGTGCGAGTAGTGCTACACTTGCACCCTACTTATTCCATTGCAGCTATGCACCGTGGCATTGAGCTTGACAAGCTTGTCCTAGACTTTCCAGAGCTGAGTAGATACACCAAGGTAGGACCAAATGTGCCACTCATTCCGCCCATTACACAAGAACTTGCAGACCACTGCGTTAAGCACTTAGGCTTAAATGCACAAACAGGTGCTGTAGACTACAATATTATTGGCATGCGTGGTCACGGTGTGGTAGCCGTGGATACGAGCCCTTGGCGTGCAATGGAGCACATAGAGCGCTTAGAGCACATTTGCAAAATTGTGTTAGCAGGACACTAAAATGCTCACTGTTAGCAGACAAATAGAAGCAGACCACATTGTTGAACTGCCTATGGACAAGCGGTTTATTAAGCTGCCTATCGACAACTACCTTAAGCTGTTGGGCATCTACGATACTATCAACCGGCCCCAAATCGCCTTAATCAACGCAGTTAACGACCCTAAGTATAGATTCATCTGCGCAGCCTTAGCCAGACGCCTAGGCAAAACCTATATCGCCAATATAATCGGCCAGCTGGTAACTTTAGTGCCTAATAGCAATGTCTTAATCATCTCGCCAAACTACAACCTCTCCTCGATCTCGTTTGAACTACAGCGTAGACTGATCAAGCACTTTGACTTGGAAGTAGAGCGTGATAACCTAAAGGACAAGATTATTGAGTTGTCAAACGGCTCCACCATCCGCATGGGCTCGTTGAGCACTGTGGACTCAACTGTGGGTCGCAGTTACGACTTGATTATATTCGACGAAGCTGCTCTTGGTGAAGGCGGTGAAGCAGCGTTTAACGTTGCCTTACGTCCTACCCTAGACAAAACCAGCGCCAAGGCAATATTTATTAGCACACCACGCGGCAAGCAAAACTGGTTTTCGCAATTTTGGCAGCGTGGCTTTGATGATGGGTTTCCAGAGTGGGTTTCACTACAAGCAGACTACAGTGAAAATACTAGAATGTCGGAGTCGGACGTGCAAGAAGCACGTCGTAGCATGAGCAAAAGCGAGTTTGAGCAAGAGTACATGGCCTCGTTCACCAGTTACGAAGGTCAAATTTACCAGCTGGTGGACTCCAACATTGCTGAAGAGTTGCCACAGAATGTTCTGGAGCGACGCCAGTGTGAGTTTATTGCTGGTTGCGACCCTGGCTACCGCGATCACACAGGCTTTGTGGTTGTGTGCTACTCGTTTGATTGCGACAAGTTTTATGTTGTTGAAGACTATCAAGAGGCAGAGCGCACCACAGCCGAGCATGCCAAGCACTTTCAGGAGCTGTGCAGCAAGTGGGGCGTGGAGACCATATTTATTGATTCAGCAGCTGCACAGTTTGCCAGTGACCTTGCCTATCAATACGATTTAGCAACCACAAAAGCTAGAAAAGATGTGCTACCTGGCATTGCCTATGTGCAAACACTGATTCAACAAGGCAGGTTGGTTATACACCACGAGTGCAAGCACGTCTTAGCCATGCTGGATCAGTACCGCTGGGATAATCGTGAGGGGCTGCAGCGTGAACGACCCAAGCACGATGAATACAGTCACATCGCTGATGCACTCCGCTATGCACTATACACCTATACCCTGTAGCAGCGTAAAAATTAGCATTGACAATGTGGTGCTCTAGGTGTATAATACTGGTATCGCAAATATAACCTAACAAAAAATTTGTGGCAAAGAATACAAACAAGCGTATTCCTGTAAAATGGGTTCGCGACAGAGCCAAGTCGGCTTATACAAAACAAGATAAGTGCTGGGTGTGTGGTAGTCAGGTTGACTTAGAACTACATCACCTGCACTCGATTACAGTCCTGCTAGATCGGTGGGCTCAGCGTTGTGGATACGATATCTCCACTGACGACGGTATTTTGGCTGTTAGAGACGAGTTTATCGAGCAGCACCACAGTGAGATATATGAGCAGGTGTATACCCTATGCAACCGCCATCATGTTCAGCTGCACGGTGTATACGGTAAAACTCCGCAACCTGGGTCGGAGCCTAAACAGGCCCGCTGGTTAGAAATACAGCGAACTAAAACGTTGGACGGTGATAACATACCCAAACAAAGCTATGGCAGCCTTTTTAGCGAGTTCACTTAGGGGTGGCTATGGGTTTTATATATAACTTGCGTACATGGATTGCTGAAAAGGCAAATCCTGCGCAGTACAGAATTGCAGAGGCTGAGGGTACTCAGGTTGGCACAGACGCTAAACCGCTAACTTACGCACAAGCGTTTAAGAAGCTGGAGTCTGTTAATCGTAGTGTGACTATGGTAGTCAACGCAGCAGCCTCGCTGGACTACGACATAAAAGATAAAGTTAACGAAGGTGTGGTAGTTGGGTTGCGTCAAAAGACCCTAAACAACTTACTTAACTTCCGTCCCAATCCTTATCAATCAGCACAAGAATTTCGTCAGTGCATATTTACAGACTTGCTAATAGACGGCAACTCTTTTGTGCACTTTGACGGTACCTTTTTATACCATTTGCCAGCGTCAAATGTGGAGATTTTAACAGACAGCAAAACCTTTATTAAAGGCTACCGCTATAATGGTGCTGTCGACTTTAAAGAGTCTGAGGTTTTCTACTTCCGTGACACTAGTTCAGAGAGTATTTATCGCGGCGCCAGCAGGCTGGAGGCAGCGGAACGCAGTGTAAAGATTTTGTACTCAATGCAGCAGTTTCAAGAGCAGTTCTTTGATAACGGTGCTGTATTTGGCTTAGTACTTACTAGCGAAAACACACTATCACAGCTAGCAAAAGAAAAGACTATTAATTACTGGTTGCAAAAATATAACACTAAAGGTGGCGGTAAAAAGCCAATCATTTTAGACAGCGGATTAAAACCACACAATATTAGCGACACTAACTTCAAAGAAATGGATTTTGATCAGTCAATCAAAACCCACAGCGAGAAGATTATGACTGCAGTGGGCGTTCCGCCTATTTTATTAATGGGTGGTAACAATGCTAACATTTCCCCTAATCTGCGCTTATTTTACTTGGAAACAGTTCTTCCAGCAGTTCGCAAGTATGTTTCTGCTCTCGAGCGATACTTCGGATACGATGTGGAACCAATCACAAGCAACGTTAGTGCATTGCAGCCAGAACTTAAAGACATTGCACAATATCACGCGGGCTTAGTTAACGGCGGCGTTATAACTCCAAACGAGGCCAGAAAAGAATTGCGTTATGACCCTATCGAGGGACATGACACATTGAGAATACCAGCAAACATTGCTGGTAGTGCTGCTGATCCATCGCAAGGTGGTAGACCAGAGCAATAAAGGAGTATTATGGTAGATAAAGATAAAATACTTTACTTTAACAGTAAGTTTACTGCAAAGGCTCTACCTAACGACGATGACGAAGATCAGACAATAATGATTGAAGGATATGCGTCTACCAACGACAAGGACCGCCACGGTGACGTGGTGCCCACGGGTGTTTGGGATAAGGGACTACAGGACTACCTAAAGAATCCTGTTATTCTTGCTTACCACAATCATACCATGCCTGTTGGTAAAATGGTAGAACACAAAGTCGATGAGAAGGGATTGTGGATCAAAGCCAAAATCTCTGATGCAGCCGGCGATGTTTACAAGCTGATCAAAAAAGGCATTTTGAGTGCCTTTAGTATCGGGTTCCGCATCAAAGATGCTGAATATAACACAGCAGCGGAAGTTTTCTTAGTAAAAGACTTGGAACTACATGAAATTTCCGTCGTGTCAGTGCCAGCAAACCAAAACACACTGTTTAGTTTATCTAAGTCATTTGACAGTGACGAAGAGTTCAAGTTATTCAAAAAGCAATTTGCACCCAGCAGCGAATCAGCTAAAGGGCTAGAATCCTCAACGGAAGCAAATAGCGACAACAAAAAGGAATGGAATATGGATCCAAAAGATTTAGAGAAAATGCTAGCCGACGCTGCTGCTAAGGCTGCTGAGCAGGCTACCAAGTCTCTAGTAGCTGCCCAAGAAAAGGCTGCTCAAGAGAAGGCTGCCCAAGAAAAGGCTGAAGCCGAGCTACAAGCCCGTATCAAGGCCGCTGTTGCTGCCGTTACACCAAGCGAAACTGGTGGCGAAAAGCTACTAGCTGAAGTTGAAAAGCGTCTAGAAACAGAACGCGCTGACAACAAGAGAGCTCTAGAAGGTTTAGAGGCCGCTCTAAAAGAGAAGGCTACAGAACTAGAAGCTATCCAAAAGAGCAAGATGCAATTCCAAGACGGCAAGACTGGCGACATGAGCTATGCCGAAAAGGAAAAAGCAGTTCTGCTAGCCAAGATGAGTGGCAAGAGCTTAGACGCAACACGTTTAGGTAATCAACTGGTTCAAAAGTACGGCGCACACGTGCCCAGCGCTACTTGGGAACTAGAAGTTAGCCTAAATATGGAAGCTGAAGTTCGTCAACGCCTAGTAGTTGCACCAACAATGCGTGCTATCGCTATGCAAACCAATGTTATGACTATCCCTGTAAATCCAGAGGCTGGCGTGGCAACTTGGGTGCAAAACAACCAGTTTGGTACAAGCAATAGTGCAGGTGGTAATGCAACACACCTGTTAAAGGAAATTACTCTAAACGCATACAAGTGCGCAACAAACGAGTATGTTGCCTTTGAAGAGGAAGAAGACGCACTACTAGCAATTATGCCTGTTGTTCGTGACGGCATGATTCGCCGTGTAGCTCGTGCTGTTGACCGCGCATTCCTGCGTGGTGCTGGTGCCGGTGCAGATCCTGTTAAGGGTCTGGTCGAGTACGACGCAAGCAGCGCTGTTACACTTGACATTAGCAATGGCGACAAGCTAACAGTTGCTAACCTGCGTGCAGCTCGTAAGGATATCGACGTCTGGGGTCTAGATCCTGCAGAAGTCGTATTCATCGTTAGCACCGAAGGTTACTATGACCTACTAGACGATGCAAACTTCCAGACAATGGACAAGGTTGGTGATCGTGCTACGTTCCTAACAGGTCAAATCGGTAGTGTTGCAAACAGTCCAGTACTAGTAAGTGGTGAGTTTGCTAGTAAGGCCGCAGGTGCCGCAGCTGCTATCTGCTTTGCACCAGGTAACTTCTTGGTTGGTAATCAGCGTGGTCTGCGTGTTGACACAGACGACCTAGTTGAAACACAACGCCGTGTTATGGTTGCAAGCCTACGCACAGGTCTAACACAAGTTTCTACTAACTATGGTGCTGGTATCAGTGCTATCCGTTACGTAGCTTAATGTTACTTAAGACAGGGGTCTTTTGATCCCTGTCTTTTAACTGGGCTTTTGGAGTCTAGTTAAAAGACAGGAGGACTATTGATGGCAGACTTAATTACAAAACAAGAGTATAAAACTTATGCCGGCATCAGTAGTACTAACCAAGATGCCGAAATTGATTTTTTGATACCCAAGATTTCACAGTTTGTAAAGACTTATTGCAGACGTACATTTGTTGATTATGTTAGCGATATTAAAACAGAAGTTTTTCAAGGTGAAACAGACAGATTTATCTTAAAGGAAACGCCAGTTACCCAAGTTATTAGTGTTCAGTATAGTGCTGATTATGGTCAAACTTATACTAACTTGGTAAAATTTACAGACTGGGTTAGCGATGGCGATTATATAATACCAATTAGTAATAGTGGTACTTTTCCTAAAGCCATTAACGGATATAAAGTAAACTACTTTGCAGGGTTTGATGACGTACCGCAAGATTTAAAATTAGCAGTACTAGATTTGGTTACCTACTATCGTCGCAACGATAGTGCTATACACAGTACAAAGTCACCTGGTACAAATAGTTTACAGATAGAGTATATTAGCACTACTAATATGCCAGCACATATTAAGCGTGTTCTAGACCAGTATATGGCGGATTACACATAATGGAGTTTAAGCCTACATTTACTGTACAGCAAGTTCCTGAACCTGGTACTGGTATTAATGTAAGTGATCTGGGTCAGCCCAATAACTTTCAAAAGTTTATTTTAGGTATAGCCGGTTCCGAGGGCTTGCAGGTTCAAAAAACTCAGGTACAACTTATTGATGTAATTGGTACAGATAAATTTGGACCAATTATACGCGAAGCATTTCCTGCGTTTTATATTGTGGACGTTTCAGCCGGTGTTGATCACATTGTACACTGGTTAACAAACATTGTACCAAAAAGCTATGACAAGTGGATTATAGGCAGTACTGCAGATGCACAAAGCACGCAAGTAATAACACTTGATCCACAACAAGATTCAGAAATTATTGAGCTTATTGCGGCGCTTGCGCCAACACAGCAAGAGTTTGATATACAACTGGTAAAGTTAAGAAAAGCTGGTAAAAAGACTGAAGAAAATATCGCTAAAATAGCAGAACAACTAGGTATTCAACAAATACTTAGTAGACTAGAGTCACTATTAAAAGCTAAATTAGTACCAGTAGCTAACAAACTAAAAGCTGACACAGCTTTTACCAGAGAACTAGTAAATATAATTGATGAAAAATACACTAATCAAAGCATTACTGTTAGTGAACTGGAAAGTAAAGTAGCGCCAATATATTTTTCATTAGCCTTTATGCAAAGTGTGGCAGTAAATGTAACAAGTGCCACCGACCAAATGTCAGTAACCAATAAGGCTAGATATAGAGTTAAAGGCATAACAGAAAGCAGTATTAGTAATCAGTATAGATTTATACAACAACAAGGCAGAAAATTAAAAGAAGAATTCAAAGTCGTTAAAAGATTACTAGACGCAGATAAACTTATTCAAGGCTTTAACAAAGACACTCAATTTGTATTAATGGGATCAGGCTTAAGAAAAGTAAGTAGAGATACCGTTAATCAGTTCTTTGTAAAACCCTACACTGCCGCTTTGAATAGAGCTGGCTTAACAGTAACTAAGGTAGATGTAGGTGCAATCTCTGCGGCAGGACACGTAGGTATACAGGAAATAGGTATAAATACTCCATTAACTGCAGCAGTTGAGTTTGGATCTGCAGTTCTTGCAAGTAAAAATAATATTTCAGGTAAAAACCTATTAAATATTCAAGGACATACTCAGTACGCTGTTAAGTTTAATGCCGAGTTTAGCCAACTAGGTCAAATGCTGATAGGATTAGGCGTACAGATTACGGTTAATATGGAGTCGCAGTTTAACTCGGCTGTACTTAGCCCACAAGAGTTAAATTGGGCCAGAGATTATATCCGTAAAGTAGAAGGTATATCTAAACAAGACCTAGAAAAACAAATACAAGATACAGTAAAAAGTCAAGCATTTAAATCAGTAGCAGAAAATCTTAAAGTTAATCCAACTGTTAAGAATTTTATATCTTCACTAATGTTGTCAGCACTAAGCGGGCAGCAAGTAAAAGGTATAAGAGCTGCGGGGGTTAGTGGTGGCTTTGCTAAAGCATTTGTTTTAAAAGACAGTAAAAAGTCTTTGCCAAATAAGCCAGTATCAAAAGTTACCGCACCAAAACAAAAAACTCCGCTACAAGCGGTACCACAACGAAAAGTACTCGCAAGACGACTTCCTAGTTTAGTAAATTTATCTACATTAATGAATACCATTAACAGTAGACTAACACAGAAGATCAAAGAAAACATGGGCAAAGGAAATAGTAAAACACTATTAAATTTGCGTAGTGGTAGGTTTGCCGAGAGTGCGGAAGTTGTTAGAATGAGTGAAAGCAGAGAGGGAATGATTACTGCTTTTTACAGATATATGAAAAATCCCTATGCAACATTTAGCAGTGGAGGCAGACAAGAAATCCCTAGAACTAGAGATCCTAAACTGCTGATAAGCAAGTCAATTCGTGAATTAGCGACTCAGCAAGTTGCTAACAGATTAAGGGCAGTTAGCTTATGAGTAAACGTACAAGTATAGTAAAAGCCCTTGCAGAGAAGTTTAAGGAAATAGATGGAACAGGTCAGTATACAACTAACCTGTTTCAAAACAGCTACCCAAAATTAAAGTTTTGGGATGAAGTAGAAGATTTTCCTAGCGTGTATATGCATCCTGGTCAGGAAACACGCGACTATTTGCCTAGTGGATTTACCTGGGGCATGATAGGTGTATGCATAAAAGTTTATGTGCGTAGTGAGGAAAATGCTCAAGAAGAACTGGAAACCCTTCTAGACGATCTTGAAAAGTGCATTGACCAAAATCGCGTGCTTACTTATGACGTGGACAATAACTTGCAAACAACAGAAATATTGATT